CTCCATCTAGATCATTCTGTAAAGCACCTGTTATCGTACCACCATAATTACCAATACCAAAACCATAACCATATGTCTGTGCTGCAGGACCCACAGTCTCATAGACTTTGACAGTCATGCTACCACCTGTTGATACGACGGCACTTGCTTGATTTAGAGAATCTATTGTAAAAGTTGTGGGTGTTGGAACTGTTAATACTTGAAATAATTTGTCCTCAAAATCACTAGCATTTAATCCTGTACCACTTGGTAGGGTGACAGAGGATAATTCAACAATATCTCCAACAGCCAGGTCATGATCGCTTGTTGTTGTAATGGTACACGTTTTGACTGATGTACTATTTGTTGCTAATGTTGAGCTTGTTAGAGTATCAACAACTCCAGCATTACTACATCTAAAAGGTGTGATATCAAAAAGCTGTCCCTCAAAATATAAAAGTAAAAATTTATCTGTTCCTATTGCAACATATCTGTTTCCCTCTGTGTCAACAAAGGCGTGTTGTTTTCTAGCAACACCAACGATAGAATCAGATAATAATGATTGCCAACCACCAACTTTTTCAGGCAAACCATATCTAAATCTTACATTATCAGAGTCAACCCAACGACCCTCCGCACCAACACTTGTGTCTTGTTTGTCAATTCCTGGAGCAAACTTGATTTGAGTAAGCGGCATGTTTTACTCCTATATTGTGTAATTGCTTGATTTTATTTGCCAGCCTTTTGTAGCAGTTGTAAAGATTAGTGTAACGCATTCATTGTTTGAATCTAAATCTAAATCAGATGCACTACCTCGAATATTAGATCCGTTTCTTGCAACCACACATTTGTTGGTTCCGAAACCATTAGATGCAGATACATCCATTATTGTTACTTCATCACCCTGTGCAGGTGAAGCTGGTAGTGTAATTGTTACAATGTTTGCAACTGTGTCTACACCGATCTGATCTCCAGCTACAGCTGTATATGTTGTTTTGCTAGCTGCTGTTACTTCTGTAAATCCTTTTTGTAGCATACCTAATGTTGTTGCTGGTACACTACCTCTTGAATAAACTAAAACTGTTGCACCTTCAGGAAGAGGCACTTGTGTAGATGCACTTTGTCCTGTTGTTAATAATTTTATAGTGTGACTGTCCGCAGCTCCGCCTCTGGTAGTTCCATCTTCTACAAAAAATACTCTGTTAGCATTACCGCCTGTTGTAGATGCTGGCATTGTTAGAGTTGCATCACCTGATAAAGTTCCTACAACTTTTATGTATAGGTTTTTACCATTCGCGGTCGCCGATCCGTCTGCTAAACTTAGATCAACATTACCAGAACT